GAGCTCTGGCTTTGAATGAAATGTGTTCAGATATATGTGCTTGTAACAATGCATACACCATAGGATTAGCTTGAACCATTCTTGTTTGCAAAAAAGCGGCGTGAGCAGCAATATGAGCATCGTGATTCTGAAAATAGAAAGCTTTTGGTACTTCCATACGTAAAGCTCCCGCATTTTCAACACCCGGATCAATCGGTTGTGGTATTTTTTGCGGTAAAAGTAGATCATCAATCTTTTTTGTACCCAACGACTCGTAAACACGTCTGTAAGCTTCTCGAATATTGTGTAATTGTGGTGCACTTTGTGCAATTTGTAATTGTTGACTGGCTAGCGTGACCCGTTGAGCGAGAGAAAACGTATTTGGGTCAGCAACTGGTATAACATCAACCTCAGGTGAGAAATCTAGTGCTTTTATCATTCTGTCTGCGCCATAAACAGCATAAGGATACTGTGGAGGTAGATATTCTGCAAAAACATTGGACAACAATCTAAATTCTTGTCGCATAGAGTAGTAACAACGTTTATGAATAGCACTCATTACCCTAGAACCACGTTCCAAGAGAGCCAGAGTAGTGCCAACAGCACGATTTTGTTTATCCTCACCAATTTGCATATCAGCAATTGCTGCAAAACGTTGTCCTGCTTCCACAACAAACCCTAAAAGTTGCATTAAAACTGAACTTGGCTCTTTAAATGGTAGAATTTGAAACTGATCCTTAATGTTACCACCGGGTGCATCCACATCTCTGAACTCACCGGGTTGAAATGGCTGTTCATCGTCCCTTATTCGTATGCCTCTTGACTTAAAACCCGCAGGTAAATTAGCAAGAGTGCCCGCATCGAGCAGTTGACGTAGTGCTGCGGTGGCAGTTTTACTTAAACCACCTATCATATGTATCAAACCAAACCCATAAAACCCTAATCCGGGCAAAAATTTGTAGTGAACAAAGTATTCACGTCTCATAAATAGGGGATCGTTAGGTTGATAGTTTCTGTAAATGCTTAAAATCTCCTGAGAACCCTCATCAATGGTCACAATGTAGGGTATTTTTACTTTTTTTTCTGGATTTTCTAATGCAAACTCGTCAAGATCTATATCAACGTGCATCTCTAGTATATTATATTGATATTCTTTGTCACCAGATGGAGAAACACCCTCTATTGAGTCATATTTATCTTGAATTTGGTCATCATCTGCAGCTTGTGGGAAAATTTTTACATCTCTATAAAAACCTGATGTCATTTTTTTTAAAACATCGTTCTCACTCATTTTAATTAGATGTGTAATTCTCTCACAATCTTTTAAATCCGAAGCATAGTAAGGGACAATAAGATCCTCTGCAGGTATAAACTTACTTACAGCTCTATTCATCAAATCATCAAAGTAAACTTTTTTAAATGCTGAACCTGCAAGGGGTAAATAAAAAAGTAATTGGTCAAAATCAGGGGTATATTCCTCCATCGCTTCAGTAACCATATAATTCATAAAATCTTTTACTCTTTGTGCTTGTGCTTCTTTTTCAGGAGTAGAGTCACCAACCACCATAGTTTTTACAGGTCCATCACTAGGTAACAATTCTTTGTAAGCTTGAGCTTGAAATTGTGTAACCGCTTCAGATAATAAAGGGTGTGTAACTGAACTTGCACCTTTGAATGGCTGACCCTCATCCATATACTTAAAACCCAACAAATCAAGACCAGATGTGTAGGACTTTTCCCAATCACCTCTGGATTCTTTGTCTTTTTTATAATCGGATATAAGTTGTGATGATAACGATGTTAAAACTCTTTCATCTAAATCCTCAGCTAAGTTTGAAAAAAAATCTTTTTCTTCTTCAACCAACTCTTCAACATCTTCGTTTGCCGGTGTTACCTCAACGTTTACTTCTTGCTCGTCCTGTATTTCTTCTAATTCTTCAGCCATTAATAAATCCTTGTTTTTTTATTTCTTGCCAGTTTTGTTTTAACCGTGACATACGTTCCTTTTTTTGCACCCATCATTTGATTTTTTGCAAAACTAGCAAAGTCAATTTTACTTGGCAATGCTTCATAGGGCACAGGAATCATTTTACGATTTTGATAAGCCTTGTCAAAAGCTCTTTTCTTTTTTCTTATAAGATCTAATCCTTTGCCTTTTGTTTTTAATCTTTTTCTTTTTGGCGGATTAAAAAATGCATCCATACTTGATTCAATAGGATCAGCAGAACCACCTAAAATATCAAAATCTAATGAAAATCTTTTTGCAAAATTTTCTGATTCTTTTCTTTGTTTTTCTGTCGGCATTTGTGACATACGTTATCCTATCATTTAAAAAGGTCTACGACTAGACCTCCTATTTTTCTATAGATTTTAAACGGTTGTGTTTTCATTTCATTTGAAATGTATAATCCAAAAGCCTCATAATAGTTTTTAGGATCATCTGCTTTTATCTCTTTTACGAGACCTTCGCCAATATAATTAGCATAAGATTGTGCTTCATCTCTTGTTCTAAATGCACCTAGGTGTAAAGCTGTGTTTTCTCTTCCTACTGTAGTTACAACTTTAAATGGTTTTTTTGGATCGCTTTTAGATACCATAATTTTTTCAACTCTTGAGTTGTATTGTTTAGCTAATCTTTCCATCGCCTCAACAACACGTCCTTTTGGTGGGCGTGCTTTTTTTAAACTAGCTAAAAGTTTGACTTGTGTAGGGTCTAACGTTGCACCCCTCTCTACCTTTCGTTCAAGCTCTCTTATTACTTCCTGAGTATCCACATCCTTACCTTCAGTCATACCATAAAACTTTTGGTTTCCTGCCTTTTTACCCTGTAATATGTCGTGTTGAATATTTGATGGATTAACGGCAATAAAATCAACATCATTTAAAGCTGCTCTTTTTGCTAAAACTTTTACTGCGTGATCGGCATAATCCTCTTTTGAACTTACGGGTCTGTAGGGATAAGGCTGTTTTTTTATTTCTTTTAATACATTTTTAGCAGTCGTAGTTTGATTGGTTTGAAGTAAAGTCTTTAATTGATTATTGAGTTCTTGTAGTTTTGTTCTTTCTTGTTGTGTTGCCATAACACCTTTATCTAAAATTTCACGAGCATCAGACACTAATTCTCTTGATCTTAAATTTGTTAAATCATCCAAAAATTCAACATTGTACGGGTTAATTGGTTTCTCTAACTTTTGTCCAGATTTCACGGCATCCTCAAAACCTTTCATTAAATCCGCTTGTATTTCATCTATTGCATAAATTTTTGAGTCTGGATTATAATATTCTGAACGTGTTCCATATCTTACAAAGTACAATTGGTCTTCACCTTCTTGTGCGAAATGTGCAACGTTTCGAGGAGCCCTACCAAGTCTTGATGGTGGTGTGATTTGCACAATAAATTCATCATAAGCCTCTGCACCTTGTAATCTATACGCGCGTTGACTCCCGTATTTTGTGCTTAAGTTTTCTGTTTTTGATTGACTTACGTGACGGACGTATTGATCTATCTTTTGATTTAAAGATTCTAGTTTATCAGCACCCGTTGTTTGATCGTAAGTTTTTGAAGCTTTTATAAGTTTTGTGGTGCCTTGTTCATTAATTAATTGATCAAGGGCTCTCAAACCACGTTGCATTTCTTCCTTTGTTCTTAAAGGATCTAAGAATCCCTCTTGTGTACCAGCTGTATTAACTTTATAAGAATAATTATTTGATTTTTGCAATTCTATTAAATTAACTTTTGTTTGATCATCAAATGTATCAATTTGTCTTTTATTTAAACCCAAAGCCTTTAACTTTGGTCTTAGAAAAGCAACCTTATTAGCAATATAACTCATTCGGTCTTGTGATATTTCATCAGCTAAATTACGATAATATTTTGGCCTGCCTTTAAATGTAATTTTTAAACTACCTAGTGGTGATTGTTCAGCTAATCTAAGTAATGTAAGTTTATCAATTCTTACGTTAGCATCTTTAGCTGCTTTTAAAAAACCACCAGTTAATTTATTACCATCAAACTTGGCTAAGTTTAAATCTTCTAATTCTTGTCTAGTAACATTTGCACGAATGTTTTGAAAGCCAGGTGTTGAATATCGTAAATCAGCTAGACGTGCTGGATTAGTAAACTCAGCTATCCATTGATCCGCTTTCAATGCTTTTTTGGCTGGATGCAGTGCAATAAAGTCATAAGTTGTAGATCCAAAATTATACGGTCCTTTACTTTTTCCTCCAAAACTTAAAGGTTCAGACATTACCGCATTTTTTATTTTAAGTAATTCAGCATCATCTTTTGCTAGTTGTTGTGTTACCGCTAAATCTTGTTTGTCTTTTGGCACTAATTCTTGTGAACGTTCTGCGGCAACAGGGACTTGGTTCGTGGACCGTGGTACAGCATCCGTTTGTGGTCTAAACAAACCTTTAATACCTTTTGCCGCTTTTTTTCTTAGTCCGGGTACAAGTGCAACAGCAGCACCTAACCCACCAAGTATGCCAGTTATCCCAACATCACTTTGTTCTTGAGTTTGCTCTTCAGCCATCAATAGTACCTATATTCTTTAGGTGGAAGATCCATATCGTCTTTGTAATCAGAATATAGCTCCACGAAATTACCTTGTCTGTATCTTAACACAGCTTGTGTGGTTGAATCAACATAGTCATCGTTGGCACCATTAGGAAAAGCTGCACACTCATCAATAACTTCCTCCGCAAATTTTTCACCATATGGAAACCATATCGCTCCACTTTCAAACACGGGTGAGCAAGCATTTACGCGCGTGTGTTTATCATTACCCTTACTGGGTGTAAACGGAATCACGGGTATACCCATACGTCTGAATTCTTGAGTCAATGGTTCACCACTAGCTTTTTGCTCTATGATAATACTTTCGGGTTCCCAATATTTATTTGCATCTAAAGCCACAGCTTTTAATTCAGGAAAATCATATTTACCTCTAAGAGCATCAAGTAAAATCAAATTGGGTCCTTCTCCTTCTACCGGATAAAATACACCCCAAGTAGTAATCGCTGAATAGTCTGCTGTTTCTTTTTTACTAAATGCTGTATCATAACTTTGTATTACGTGCATAAGATTAGGAATAGGTCCTTTCCAAGGTCGCCACCATTCTCGTTTTAGAATCGCACCTTCTTCAGATGTCGGGTTCTGCATATATTGTGCAGACCAGTTTCGTATCGGTAATGATGCTTTTATTTTTTCTAATTCTTCATTGTTCCAATACTCAGGCCAAACTGGATTACCAGAGTCTAAAATAGCCGGAAAAGAAATCTGTCTCCAAGTATCAGCTTTAGGTTCTGTTTGAGCCTTTAACAATCTACCTGTCAAATCATCCTCTGCCCATCTTGTCATAACTAGTAAAATAGAACCACCCGGTTGTAATCTCTGTCGTGGACCAGAGGCATACCACTCAAAAGCACGCTCCATAGCCATATCAGACATTGAATCTTGTTCAGTGTGTGGATCATCAATAATTAATAAATCCGCACCACGACCCGTGATAGATGCACCAACTCCAGCTGCATAATATTCACCACCCTGATTAGTTTCCCAACGTCCTTTTGCTTTTGAGTCCTCACGAAGTTTTACATCACCAAATATTTGTTTGTATTCAGGTGACCCAACAATGTTACGAACCTTAGAACCAAATCTAACTGCAAGTTCTGTGTTATGAGACACTTGCATAATTTTCATTTTTGGAAACTTCCCTATCATCCAAGCAGGAAAATATATTGAAGCAAATTCTGATTTTGTATGTCTAGGTGGCATATTTATTATAAGCCTCCCTTTTTTATTTTTTGCTATATTTGTAAATTGATTGGCAATAATTTGATGATGTCCCCAATTCTCTCTTTTACTAGTTTTACGATATATAAAATCAGGCCACATCTCTTTTACAAAATATAAAAAATGATCCTGACAAAGCTTGATGTTTTCAATTAAGAGCCTCTCTACTTGGAGCCTTAATTTATCAGTTGTTAGATTATTTACTGACATAGAATCAATATATACCACCTATAATAAATTGCAATTGTATACGTGTATATAACTTAACGTAAGCACGGCTTGTCGCAAGAACCTAGATGTTGTTACGGGGATTGAGTTTGCAACTAAATATTGAATTTACGGGTAGAAATTGAGCCTTTTTTTACAGGATACGGGGATCTGAGCTAGACGCAAAAAAACGGCAACAGGTTATCCTATTGCCGTTTTTAGTTGGTAAGTTTACCTTAAGATTGATATTCTAACTTGATGTAATGCACGTTGTACATCATTCATCAACTCGTGAGATTGTTCATTATTATAATTAGAACAATGTTCAACAATTATGTCTTCCAATACTTTTGCAACAAGAGCATTGTTTAACCTAAGTTGTGAATGTGGTTCAGTAACATTACGTTCAGTTGGTGTGGCAACCTCACTAGCATCATTAATGCTAGTGAGATTTGTATCTTCAATAATCTGTAAGAATCTAGTCATCTTTTTTGATTACTTCAAATTTATATTCAACTGATTTAGTTGGTACTAAACAATCAGCATAAACTAATGGATACTTTTCTTTTAACTTCTTACTATCAACTCTACCAGAAATTAAAATTTTATTACCATTCTCATCTTTAAGTTGATTACCTTTTCCATCAACTGCATAAGATGATTGTCTAACAATCTTAGAAACACACGTTCCATTATAATCCCCAACTTTATCTAATTTTAGTTGAGCAGTATTTAATGCATCAAATACCTCTTGGATTTGTGGTTTATAAGTTGTTAAGATTTTTTGTTTATCTAAAACTTCTTGTTTTAGTAAACCATATTTTAAAACGAATTGTTGCTTTAACTTAGTAAAGTAAACAATTTTTTCTTTTAATTGATGTGTCATAATTATACCTTTTCCTTTGTTTAATGTTTAACACATATATATTATAATCACACTTTTTCATAAAAAAAAAGCTTTTTTTTATTTTTTTTAAAAAGAAAAAAACCGCACGCCATTCGCATCTGCTGACGCGTCGCCGCGGGGAACTTGGTAATGAGATTATACAAACCAATCCAAAATCGGACGGGAAACGGGAAACGGCAAATTAGTTACAAAGTATAACGAGAAGGGCAACTACTAGGGTGATCCCTAGTAGTTGCAGGAAGGAAACGATTAACAAATTGCAAAGCCTCCAGAATGTTTAGCAAAATTTATAAACTCCTTAACATTCTCTTTACTAAATGGATAAGAGTCGTCCCAACTCTTTTTACTATATATTTGTTTCCAATGATCATAGTAAGGGAAAGGATAGTCCCTTGGTGCAAGATTTTCTCCAGGTCGTAACCTTTCTACCTCTTTTTTTAAATCTGCGATTTGTTGTTCTATCTTTTCATTATGCTTACGTGCGATTTTAGCTTTAGCTTGAATCTTTTTTTCAAACTCATCAACATAACCATTTGCAATACACTTCTTTAATCTTTTAACAATTTCTTTTGCTACAGATTCAGAATATTCCGTACCACTGTTATTATGTAAATTTTGTTTTTGTTTTTCTGTAAGTAAGTCTCCGCATTTATCTTCTATTAATTCTGCAAGTGGTCTCCACCACCACACATTATTACGAAAATAATAACCCGGGTTATATTCTTGAAATTCATCTATCTTTTTAAAATAAATTTCTTTCTCTTCTTTAGTTGCTGTGTCCCAATCGATTGTTGGTTTCGTGCTTTTTAGATTCGGATTTAATCCGTATATATCAAAACCCATAAGGTTCTCCTTTCTTAATTGTTTAACAAGTTTAGTATATACATTTTTATTTGCTAATGCAAGAAATTTTTTTATAAATTCTGTCCGTGAACTTTTCCCCGCTGCGCCGTGCTGGCAAATTTATGAATACGCAGCCAATGAATTCGGATCGAAACGGGAAACGGGAACTAAAAACACGCTGCAATTGCACACAGGATGAGGACCATCCCTGCCAGCAGCAAGCGTGGGCACCAGAGGGCCATTGCAATTATCACCAAAAACCAGGACATTTCTCCAGTATACAAAATTTTTTGACAGCGTCAACAGGTTTTTACAGGTAAGCTCCTGTTTACCAAGATCCTCGGTTTTCTGGGCTTTTTGCTTCACGCTGTTCCCCGCTGCGCGCCTGGCTAGCTCGATCATAATGAAAAAACCCTAGAAAACTAGGATCGAAAACGGGAAACGGGAATCCAGATTCACGCCTCAGTCTGCGCCAGGCAGCGCAGGGCCCATAACGCTGGTCGCAAAACTGTAGAAGGGACACGATACGGGAAACGGGAAACGGGAAACGGGAGTCCAGGCTCACGGATCTCGAGAATTTTGAACTCTCTCTTCGCGAGGGAGTTATGCAAGATAAAAGATTTACCGCCAGCAGCTTGACGTTTTAAGCACCAAGACATCTGATACTTTGTTAAACCGTAATTTTTAGCATCGTTTGACTTTAATTCTAACCAAAATTCAACACCATCCATACAAGCATTGATGTCAGGTATTCCGTTGATTGTATGGGATTCTATTCTAACAAAATGCCAGTCCCTGTGTTTTTTCTGAATCAGGTTAATGTGCCGCCAAATTTGTGACTCTTTCATTTTGATTTTTGTGGGGTAACATCAATTATTGTTGATGCATCTTTTATTTTAGATTCTAACTCTTGTAATCTTTCCTCTAATTTTTCTCGGCTCATACCCTCAAGTGTAGTATGAGAAATTTCTTTTTTATCAATAAACTGACCAGCCAATTGTCCTGATCTAAACTCTGCATTTATTGCTCCGGTATATTGCCCTTTCATTTCTGCTCCATTACGTAAACGTTCAAATATTTTATATCTTCTTAGCTTATCTTTTTCATATTTTTCTTGCTCTTCTTGTAACTTCATTTCTAAATATCTACACACGTGTGGATTATATTGAGGGTTAGTAAGTCTACTTGCAATTACCGCTATAGAACTTTTAGATCCATTATCAGAATACCCTGCTTTTTTCAATGCATCACTTTTTGATATGTGTCCCCAATTTTCTACAAGTATCTCAACAAATTTTTTCTGTTTATCTGTAAGATCTGCAATTGTTCTTAAATTTTTTGGTCTTTGAGGCATTACAATTCGTAGTTTAGCAATATTTCTTCGTCTTTTTTTATTTTTTTTATTGATCGTATATTGTATATTACATAATCATCCCAGTCTTCTTTGACAAACAACTCACAATTGTTTTGCAGACTATGATTAACAAATCCACCAAGTGGTGTCCTAACATATCCATAAATCATTGGCACTTTAATATGTGTAGATCCTAAATCCATACCTTTTTTTATATTCATATTAGCAAAAATTCCGTGACCTTCAATTGAGCTTACATCTATTTTTAAGTTTTTAGGTAATGGTCTATAATAAAACCTATTCATTTTTAAAATTGTCATAAATTATTATAAAGTATTTTACTAGAAAGTAAATTTTTAAAATTGAAATGCAGGACTCTGTCCATAAGAACTTAGGTATATTCCTACTTTTTGGGAAAAATTCCTAGTTTTTTCCTAAAATATTTTACAATATTTCCTAGTTTTCTCTTGTTTTTCCTAGTTTCCTAAAATATTTGCTATGTTTTACACTTTTTTAAAAAAAAGTTTGTATGTAGTTACATTATGGTGTATATTGTAGGCTTATAATCATATCGGAGGGGGGTCTTGATTTTGCGACAAAAATTTAGATCCTCCTTTTTATATTGACACTTTATCAAATTCAAGTTATACAATTTAGATGTAGTCTGGGATTGTTTTGTTTAACACCTTTACCTTTCCCATATCCTGGACTACACTTTCTCAATGGAAACAATTAAAATATTAGAGCTTATTTGCGCCTGTGGGGCAGTGGTTAGTATTTATGTTTATGGTAACAAAGCTTGGTATGCACCTTTAGTTGGTCTTTTTTGTCAAATATTTTGGGTATCTTGGGCAATTCTTGGTGATTTTACATTTATGTTTATACTTACCACCTGTATGATTTTGACACATATTCGTAATCTAAGGACTATGGGCACTATACAAAAACTGTCACAAATATGGTACTCATATAAAAATTAGCAGTCTGTTTAATATGTCCGCGCAGATTATTTATTTTTTTACGTAGGTTTTTTTTCTCAAAAGACTCAGCTTGTAACATTCTTTTGTAAACTTTGTCATAAGCAAACCACATCAATTGTTTATTTGTAAATTTTATCTCCCCACTTTCAATCGCTTTTTTATAACACTCTTCGATATCATCAGGATCTAATTCACCCCAAGCACATACATAATTAAAATCCTTCGTGCGATTTAGTATCCAATTGTGTGAATAAATTTTTAATAAACTTGATTTTCTGTCGCTGTGATCAATTAAACAATCTTCAACTGCGTTTACGACAACTGATCGCCATAGTTTAGCTTCAGGCTGCAAATTTTCACAGGATAATATACTCCTAGCAAATTTAACACCCATTTTCCTTAATAAAATAGGTGATGGATTCATTAGTGTCCGTAGTATTTAATAAGTTCGCTTAGGATAACTTTGTAAGTGGCAGAAAAAGATTCCATTTTGTCCCCACTTTGACTGTCGAAAGCTTTATAATCGTTGTAGATTCCATCAATAAAATACATTCTATCTACCGGATCCATATTATTAGGGTTTATTATCTCCGCATCATCTGTCTGAAGAAGATCTCTCCAGTTTATTTTTTTCTTTTTTGGCACATCTTTATCGTATCTAAACTTGTTCATCTTTTCCACCCTTTACTACATTTAATTTTACAACGTTATGTTTTTCGCCTGTGTGACGATAATAAATATCTAACATCCTTTGATACAGT